TAGGGGAGTTACGCGTACCGGCCGAAAATAACATTTTCCGCCGCCTTAACGGTATACCATACATCAGTAGGGTATACTCGGGAGATGTGGATATGTTGCTCATGCAACATGTCTCACACCTTGTATCTTCGAGGCAAATGCCATATATGGGACTTGCCACGGAGCTAAGGGCTAGGGAGCAGTACAAAAATGTACTGGAGTCTAGCTTTCAACCATCCCAGAAGACGATAGTCCAAATGGGAATGGCTGCGAGGAGGATTGGAGCTATCTGCCGAAAGCTCCGGCCCACCCTTAACGCCGGTGAGTGTCATGTATCCGTGACAAGCTCCGGTGAACTCGACCACCCGATCGCCAATGGCGGTCAGGCGGCCGGGGTTAAGGATGCATTGGTCAGAATACTGACCCATGTCCCCGATAAGGACCTAGTGGAGGATACTCCATTTGGTCCCGCGGTCCACCGCAGTGGTATTCCACTATGGAGGACTATATACCGGGAAACTCCACTAGCTACCGCTGGTGAGTTTCTAGAGCATTTCTCCATAATTTCCCAATGGGAGATTAGGGAGCAAAATGGTAGGTACCTGGGACTTGATGAAGTCACGGGCCTACAAATGCTTTATGTTGCGTGGAAAGAAATCGACGCAACCCCGGTCCTAAGGGCTGAAGTAGTCCCAGAATTGGGAAACAAAGCCCGACACGTAACAGTTGGAGCCTATTGGCTTAACGTGTTGCAAGCTCCACTCGCACATCTATTGATTGATGCAGTGAAGTACCACCCTTCAGTCTTCTCAAGCTTTCACCGACAGGATCAGGCTTATGAAGCAGTGAAGGGATTGTGCATGATGAAGGTCAAGGAACTTGACCAAGATCATGCTGTACTTAGTAGCGACCTAAAGGACGCTACTAATGCTCAGCAGTGGGAAATCACGAAAGCGATTCTCCGCGGCTTTATTCAGGGCTATAAACTATCGTTTAGGCCTGAATACATTGAACTAGTCTTGAGCACGATAGGGCCAAGATTAGTCCTCTTTAAAGATGACACCTCAGTTCTTACTAGAACGGGGATAATGATGGGTGAGGCTATCGCCAAACCCTCCCTGACATTGCTCAATCTATCGATTGAGGAACTAGTATTCCTCCAGTTTATTAACTGTGAGGATTTACTTGAAAAGGATGAACCTGCGCCCTATCGGGCCTGGAGGTTTATCCACATTGGCGGTGATGACCACCTTGTTAGGGGTCCTCTCCCATATCTCAAAGCCATATCCCAGAAACATCTGGATTGTGGCTCTCACATAGACCCTGGGAAGCATGGCTTCTCCAGGATCTGTGTCAAGTACACTGAGAGGTTGATTAATTTAACCAACCTACAGTATTCCAAACCTTTTGATCCGGACGACTATAGCAAATCTGTTATCGTCGACTCGGTTAAGGTTCGGCTTCTTGAACGCGGTCTATCGACTGAGATCAAGAAGGATAACAAGAATGTGGCGATTGGTAAATCGTCACAACTTGGTGCATGCCTAGAATGGTTGCCGATAGACGACCGATTCTGGGCTCCGGGCAAAAAGGCGAGTATTCGCGCACTTTTTGTCGAGAGAATGGGGGAGTTGTTGCCTAGAAAGGCAACAAATCCTCGTGCCTTCGCAGCCATACACCTACCGACGAAAGTCGGAGGGTATGGTCTGGGGATGAGGAGTGAGTTACGACAGTTCCTCCTCCAATCCCCTGAACCCACGCGGGGCCTTATACATAAGGCGTCGCTTGGGCTGGACGTGACTGAAGAACTCAGGGTCTTTAGGCAACTCAACACGAATGTTTCCGTCCGTGGAGTTGACTACATCCAAGAGCTTCAGGAACGTATAGTTGACCACCTATCGGAATTTCCGATTGGGATCAACGCGATAGGGTGGAGGGAACTTCGACAGAAGTTCCCCGATCCCACCAATAATCCCCGGAAGACCCTTGCTCTAGCCGCAGACGCAGGCTATTTCTCGATAGAGGAATTTGCCAAGCGCGCGGTGAGGGGGAATCTCTTCCAGGAGTTACTGGCGGGAACAAGACCTAGAAAGGTCTTCAACACCCGTAAGTTCGTGCAGACCTATCGGTCTGTTTGGAACTTAACCGAGGACAGCTTACTACCGTATGCTGATGACCTCGGTTTAACATCTGATCAAATCGCTGCAGCGATTAACCAGATGCAACCTCAGTGGTTCTTTGATATCAATCAATTAGTACTGAGTGACATCGGCTTCTTCATGGATGAAGAAGTAGATGACTTCCAGGAGGAGAGGTTTATTAACCTCTTTACGAAGGGCCTACCGGTCCTCCGTATTCCTCCTGCAACGTTAGGGATTAGAATCAATAGATCCTAGTGCCTAATGTTGGTTGGACTCTTTTGGGTATCCCGAAGGACAAAACCATGATCCTACCAACACAAGTTCGAGCATTC